CATGGACATGGATATGGACATGGATGCTGACATGGGCGGAGACGCTGGTGACGACATGGCAATGGATATGGGTGACGAAGGTGACTCAGATGAGCCAGCAACTAAAGGCGATATTATGGATTTAGAAGCTGAACTTGAAGACCTTAAAGCAGAATTTGAAGATATGCTAGGTGATAAAGACAGCGATGAAGATGACATGGGCGACGAAGAAGATGAAGGCGAAGAAGGCGATGCTGATATGGATATGGATGCAGACGCTGAAGAAGAGTCATATAACTTTGAAGCAAATGACGAAGAGGTAGACGAAGCTAGTGATGACGAAGAAGTCGAAGAAGTAGCTAAATCTGCAGGTGAGCAAATGCGTGAATATGTTGAAAAAGTATCAGCTACAATGGGTGACAATGGTGCAAACGCCAAATCAGTCGTAGCAGGTAAAAATGACATGGGCGGCACTGCTTCAAACTTGGTAAAAGGCGGAGAAGCTGATACTAAAGGTACAACAGGTGGACTGGCAGCGAATTCTACAAAAGAAGACAATGCAGGAAACGTAAACGTACCTGGTGGTAAAGCATCAAAATCAATGAAGTCTATGCCAAAAGGCCACGGCGCTGAGAAAAAAGGCGCAGGCGATACAGCTCCTGATAAAAAGTCTATGATCGGTAGCTAATAAGGAAAGATGGATGAAACTTAATCTACTAAGAGAGCACCTGACATTCGACCAAGCCCAGATGGTGGTTGAGTCTGCTAACGAAGGAAAAGACTTGTATATGAAAGGTATTTGTATACAAGGCGGAGTACGCAACGCTAACCAGCGTGTGTATCCTGTAAACGAAATTGGCAGGGCTGTCAAAACTCTCAACGATCAAGTAAGCGGCGGATATAGTGTGCTAGGAGAAGTAGATCATCCTGAAGGACTTAATATTAACCTGGACAGAGTTAGTCACATGATTACAGAGATGTGGATGGACGGTCCAAATGGTTATGGAAAAATGAAGATTTTACCAACACCGATGGGAAACCTAGTTAGCACAATGATTCAATCAGGTGTGAAACTAGGTGTCTCGTCAAGAGGGTCTGGTAACGTTAGTGAAAGCGGAAATGGCGAAGTTTCTGACTTTGAAATAATTACGGTAGACGTTGTTGCACAACCTAGTGCTCCTGGCGCATACCCAACACCAATCTACGAGCATCTAATGAATGCACGTGGCGGAATGAAGGCTTACGAATTAGCACAGGCTACAAAAGACGACTCAAAGGCACAAAAATATCTAAAAGAATCGCTGATTAATATAATCAGTCGACTCCAATAAAAGGAGAATAATATGTTGGATGCACTAAAAACACTTTTTGAAAATGATGTAGTTTCCGAAGAAGTGCGCCACGAAATCGAAGAAGCATGGAACTCGAGGATAAAAGAAAATCGTCAAGCAGTTACAGCTGAACTTCGCGAAGAGTTTGCTCAAAAGTACGAACATGACAAATCAACGATGGTAGAGGCTATTGACTCTATGGTTACTGAACGTCTTGCTTCAGAAATTGAAGAATTTGCCGATGATCGTAAACAACTTGCAGAAGCAAAAGCAAAGTATGCTGTTGCAATGCGTGAAAATGCTGATTTAATGAAGCGTTTTGTTGTTGATTCATTAGCAAAAGAAGTAAACGAACTTCACGAAGACCAAAAAAGCATGGCTAATAAGTTTAGTATGCTTGAAGATTTCGTAGTTGAATCACTTGCAAAAGAAATTGCAGAGTTTAATGAAGATAAAAAAGACTTAGCTGAAACGAAAGTAAGATTAATTCGTGAAGCAAAAGGACACTTCAATGAACTTAAAACAAAGTTTGTTGAAAAGAGTGCGGCCAAGGTAGCTTCTATAACTAATAAGGTTTTAAATAATGAAATCGGACAGTTAAAAGAAGATATCGAAGCAGCACGTAAAAATGATTTTGGGCGTAAACTGTTTGAAGCATTTGCCGCTGAATATGGCAATAGCTATCTTAATGAAAATTCAGAAACTGCAAAGTTAATGAAAGTTATTAAGATCAAAGACAAGCAGCTAACAGAAGCTAAAAAAGCGGTTGAGGAAAAGCAAACTTTAGCAGAAGCTAAACAAGCTGAAATCAAGCGCATGACTAATGCAGCTCAAAGAAAAGAAGTCATAAATGAATTGACTGGACCTTTAAACAAAGGTCAAAGAGAAATTATGATGGATTTACTGGAATCAGTTCAAACTTCGAAACTAAAATCACAGTTTGATAAGTACCTACCGGCGGTCATTGACGGTAACACTCCAGAGAAGAAGGCAACATTGACAGAAGGCACATCACATACAGGCAATAGAGAAGAAAAAACAAGTCATGACAACGCAAGCGAAGATAACAACGTGGTTGATATTAGACGTCTTGCAGGATTAAAATAAGGAGAAACCGAATGTCAGAACTATTAGAAAGTCGCTGGCAGGACACCAAAACTGCACTTCTTGAAGGCCTACAAGGCACAAAGAAACAGGTGATGGCAAGCACTTTGGAAAATACACGCAAGTATTTGTCAGAGACAGCCACCGCAGGTGCTACCTCTGCCGGTAATGTTGCAACTCTTAACAGAGTTATTTTACCAGTTATCAGACGTGTAATGCCAACTGTGATCGCAAATGAGATCGTTGGTGTTCAGCCTATGACAGGACCCGTGGGTCAAATCCACACATTGAGAGTACGTTATTCAGACACAGCAGGCTCAGGCGCAAGCGGAGCAGTAGCTGGAGAAGAAGCACTTTCACCATTCAAGATTGCGGAAGCATATTCAGGTAATACCACTAGTGGTAAAGCTGATGCAACTGCTGCACTTGAAGGGGCAGCTGGAAACAGATTGTCAATTCAAATCTTGAAACAAACTGTAGAAGCAAAAACCAGAAAGCTATCAGCTCGCTGGACTTTTGAATCTGCACAGGACGCACAGTCACAGCATGGTATCGACGTTGAAGCAGAAATTATGGCTGCTTTAGCACAAGAAATTACTGCTGAAATTGACCAAGAAATTCTTGGTTCACTTGCTACACTAGCAGGTACTGGTACAGATACATTTGACCAGGCTGCAGTATCAGGTACAGCTACTTTTGTTGGCGACGAACATGCAGCACTTGCAGTTTTAGTTAACAGAGCAGCAAACAGAATTGCACAGAGAACACGTAGAGGCGCAGGTAACTGGGCTGTTGTATCTCCAGCAATCCTAACTGTGCTACAAAGTGCAACAACTTCTGCGTTTGCAAGAACAACTGAAGGTGCATTTGAAGCTCCAACAAACACAAAATTCGTTGGCACATTAAATAACGCAATGAAAATTTACGTTAATACATATGCTGCAGACGATGATGTACTTGTTGGTTACAAAGGCTCAAGCGAGTCAGATGCAGCGGCATTCTATTGCCCATACATCCCGCTAATGAGCTCAGGCGTAGTGCTTGACCCAACATCATTCGAGCCAGTCGTATCATTTATGACACGTTACGGATATGTTGAGTTGTCAAACACAGCATCGTCTCTAGGTAACGCAGCTGACTACTTGGAAAAAGTAGAAGTAACAGCAGCAAACCTAAGCTTCAGCTAAGTCTTAGACACAACATAACTAAAATAGGCCCTACGGGGCCTATTTTTTTGACTAAATATTATTACGTTCAGGCAATACGCCCGGAAGTAGCATTAGCGAAGGAACGCACTTAACTTTAACGAGGAGAGTGTCATGAATTACAAAGACTTCGAAATAGCTCGCAAAAAAAGAAAAACAGAACTAGCACATAAAGCAATTATAAGAAAAATGGCTGAAAACCGTAAGTCTAGACCAAGATGCGAGAAGAATATCTTAAGTGATGATCCAAGATTACAAAAAATTTAATATTTTGGTAAAAAAAAGGTTGACAAACTAATAAAAGTTTGTTATATTAAGTACATAAGTTAGGAGATATCCTAAGTTAGATAGTGCAAGGAAATGCGTTTATAGAGACGTAACTTGGCTAGTAGCTGTAGTGGCACTGCATGACTGTAGAGATACAGAGATGTGGATTTTGGAAGTAACTATCCGATGCTAGGCTTTGCTGGTGACACAGAAATGATCTGTACCGGCACTTGTAGGTGATCATTAAATCCTACCTATCACCCTTATTCTAAAAGGCTCGCCTAGTGCGGGCCTTTTTCCTTTTCGGATAAATACTTGTGTCAATAATCGTGTCACATAGTGTGAACTTATGCGGAAGTGACCCACCGCGTAGCCCTTAGAACGGGACTTAAAAGGAGAAAACAAATGGGAAGACCTATTAACAAAGATAAAATTGGATTCGGCGCAGGCCGTATAGCAATAAGCAGACACTTTATTCCGGGTGGTGCAGAAGCAACAACAGCAGCACATATTGTAAGACAAATCGGAGACGCAAAATATGTTGTAAGATTAGATTCTAACAATGATGCTGGTGGACCTTTTTCACCTAGAGATCACGCAGATGACAAAATAATGACATTAGTCAATAAAGCTAATGGTACAATGGCTTCAGGCGATTTTAGAATTGATGCTACTGGTTCTGATTCAACTGTATACCAAGTTACAAAACTACGTAACAGAACTGTACAAATTGAAGGTTCGGGCGCCGGTGCAACTGTTGCAACTGCTGAAAACGTAATTTACGGAATTGGCATTGATGCAAGTGCCGGAGAAAATGCAAATGTACCTAATGCGGTATTCAGTGTTGCATTACCAAAGCAGTCTTAAGAAAATATTATGTAGGGGTGTAATACCCCTACAC